GTAGTGGAATTGTAACTTTTGTGTCGCTGTTTTCAAACTTGTCTATAACATCAGCAGCATATAGTTGTAGCTCATTTGTAGCATTTAAAATTGCGGCTATTAAGCTGGCGGCGGCATCTGCGCTACTAGTACGGTTAACACAAAAACTTTTCACTAATTCGTAATCACTGTCAGTAAATTTTCCACGAGGAGAAAATTGCGTAGTAAAATATTCACTAACTCTTTGATCAATACTGTCCTGAGGGTTTGTTAATGGTAATGCTGTATTCTGTGTTGTCATGTTAATTACCCTCTATCTAAATTGATTAAATTCTAAACGTCGCCGATCTTCTAGTGCAGCTATTTCACTTTGAATATTAGTGTTTTCCGAATCTGATGCAAGTTGAGTCTGTAGTGTAGTAATTCTATCGTTTATTTGTTGTAATCTTATATTTCTACCTGATAATGCCGGCCCAACTTGTGTTCTACTAAAATCACTTAGCCGAGCAGGGGTTGCAGGTGACGATGTTGACCGTGGAATAGTAGTTGTATTACCCAAGCTAAGTGTCTCTGAAAAGAAATCAGATACGCCGTTAAACGCTGTTGAAAGAATATTACCACCATTACTAGTTACCACATTAGTCTTTGATGGCGTTACGGTTCGGTCTACCGGAGAGCCTGATGCTGACCTTTCGCCGCCTGAGGTTGCATTTTGTGGATCAAAAATATTAGGAAGTACTATATCTGATAGTGGGTTTTTGCCGCGCAACACGCTACCAACTACTCGTTCTAAGTCTTTTTCTAATACTCTTCCGAGATCAGCATCTTTTGTGGTGTTAAAGATAACCCCGCCTTTTATTACAGCACCAAGAATATTTCCGTTAAATAAATCAGTTGTCACTGCGTTAGCCGCATCAACAAGTCCACCTTGGAAAAATACACTATTAGCTAATCCGCCACCAAAGACGCCAAGTGGACTTGGAGACTTATCGTAATGTATGTCAGTAAATCCTTTAGGGTTAATATTGTTTACAAATCCTGTTGCGTACTTTACAGTTTCGTATTGAACTGACATATTATGTTGCATTACACTAGTGTTTGCGTAGCTATGACTATCGTGACCAAATGAAGTTAACATAGGATTAACCAGTGTGTACTCAGCAAATCTTTTTTGTAACATAGTATAGACTCTAATATCTTTAAAGAATCGTTGGTTTCCTTCACTTAATCCAAAGTCGGTGCCTCTATATCCACCATATCTATCATTTGTATCATAGTTGCCACTCCCTAGACTATACTTGCTGTCATTATAGAAAAAATTAGCATAGGTATGTAGGAAACTTCTAATTAAATCTTTTTGATCATCATGAAATGTTATAGTAACAGGATTATAATTTAACTTATGTTGGCTATGAACCTGTCTATTATACTGATTATGTGTTTGTGTATCAATAGTAAATGTAGGAAGATCAATGGTCTTAACTAGCATGTTAATTTCTAACTTATCAACATTGTTAAAAAGTTTTGCTGCCTGAGGGGTAAGATTAAAAACAACATGAAAAAGATTACTAAAGCGTGGCTGTAGCTCGTAGTTATTGTCAATAAACAACCGCGCCGCATGAGCAAAGTCTTTAATCTGATCGCCCTTTGCTAGAGCATTTAGAATAGTATTAGCATTAGCCACAGATATCTCCTTGTTACAGCTATTTATGCTGTCAGATTATGTGTATACTTTACAAAAAAACCCCCTGAAATTTTCAGAGGGTCTTTAAAAATTTATGGTAAAAGTTATTAACCAGTAACTGTTTGGCCAATAGCTCTTGCTACTGTAGCACCTACACCATCGCCAATCGGGCTTTGGATAGCATTATCATATCTAATCATTGCTGTAATAGTTACAGGAGTTGCTTCTGCGTAGTTTAGGTCATTGTAGTTAACGTTAGTTAAGAAACAACCATATAATTCCCAGGTTTCAAGAACGTTTGCTACACTAGCGCCGTTGCCACCGTCTAGTACTTCCATACGGGTAATGAACTTATAGTCAATACCAGAACTTGCACTAGCTTGTTCCATAATATCGAACTGCTTCTGTACTTGCTCTCCAAGTAATCTACTAACGCTACCGTTAACGTCGTCACGGAAGGTAACTGTAATTGGATCCCATGAATGCTTACCAGCAATATATGCACGGCTGTTATAAACTGGAATTTCTATCTCTTCAAATGTTAAGTTTGGACGGGTAATGTCCATAACTTGTTTAGTTAATTCTGTACGGGGAGTAGACACGCCAAGGTTTTCAAATAACGCACGAAAGCGATATTTTAGCTTGGGCATTAGCAAGCCCTGTGCATTTGCAGATTGATCACTATCTAGTGGTACAGTGAATTTTGTTAATGATGAAACGGACATGTGTCGTGTCTCCTATATTATCTATTAATATTATTTATCTAATATGGTCCACAAAAAATGGGGGGTAAAACGTATACCCCCCATTAATTTCGTTGTTTATAGTACTTTAAACAGCACTTGATGAAGCTACGTTACCTGCTCCAATTTCACCTGTGTTCTTAAGGCGAATTGGGATAAAGATAAACTCAGCAGCCTTAACTGGCTCAATAGCAACATCTACGTAAAGTTCATTTCTGTCAATACGTGTGTTAGTATTATTAGTGTCATCACAAACTACCAAGTAGTCGTAAATTCCACGCTTTGCAACCAAGTCATTCATAATCTGCTCAATTTGCTCTTTAAGTTCATCACGGGTAATCTTGTCATTTGGTTCAAACACAAATCCAAGTGCAGTTGCCTGTATTTGAGTACGCAAGTAGTTTGCTAAACGTGCTACGTTGATTCTATCTAATGAACTAGTAGTAGCTGAACGAGTCTTTTGACCGTAGTTCATTAATCCAACACCATTAAAGAATGTAATTGGGTTAACTCTATTACTGTAAAGTGTATCACGTAGTGATTCTCTAACGTTGTCTACTTGAAATTCCCCTGTTGCACTGTTAATAAAGCCAATTGCATTAGCATTATCAATTAGTCCACGTCTTGTTCCTGCTGGAGCAAACCATGGGAAGCTCTGGTCGTCACTTCTAGCAATAGTTCTAAGCATCATATGACTTGCTGGAACAACAATAGTGTTACCGCTGAGGTCATTTGTTTGTCCTGGTGGATAAAATACTCCTAAGTATTCATCAGCAGTTACTAGTCCGTCCTCACTGTTTCCAGTGTCTTGTGCAGTATTACTTGCCCAGTTTTGGATTGCAGTACTGGTAGCAGCAAGTCTCATGCTTGTGTCACCTATAACAAATGCTGTGTTGCGTCTATCATTATTAAGTGATACCATGTTAGAAATTAACTCTGGATATCCAGGTGCCGCAATAATGTTATAGTTACGTGCATCTTCTCTAAGTGCTTCACTAGTATCGATAGCTGTTGATAATGCCGCAACAACAATTTTACGAACAGCCTTGCGTCCCATATAAGGACTACCGTCATTTTTGTTGCCACTTACTGTTACCCATGCATCCTTTTCTGTTGGAAGCGTTGGGTAAACTGAAGTGTCACTAAAGTTTGTTCTGCTAAAGTGGTTGCTACGGAATTCTTTAACGTTGTATGAACTACGCCGTGTGTTAAACAGTAGCATACCTCTTGGAAACAATGTAGGATCCGGAGCATCAATATCAAGATAATTGCTTACTAGTAATGATGCTGTTGTTGCTATAGTTCCTGTAACTACGTCTGTAGTTGCGTCTCCATTAAAGCGAGCATCAGCAAACAAAATTCCATTCTCTGTTGTTTGATCTGTATTGTCAATTAGGACAAAACGGTTTTCACTGTCAACAACCTGATAACGATAAATTCTTGGATAGTTTTCTAAATCACTAGTATCTAACCATAAATCACCAAGGACAAGTGCAGTTAAATCAACCTGTGTAAGAGGCTCTGAAGCAGAGAAAATAACACCAGTTGAATCGGTATTAGATAGGTTGTGTCCACGAGCATCATTTGTTATGTTTTGATACCCTTTCCAGTTTGTTCCGTCACTAATTAAAATGTCAGCTTCTGTGCCGCCATGATACCATTTACGTGTATTAGCTGGATTTGAGCTTGGTGCAGAAGTGCTCGCTGTATATGTTGGAGCAACCCAGTTACTTAGGATTAAGTTGCTGTCGTTACCTGCTCTAACTTGACCAGTTGTGATTGCAGTACTAAATCCTGCATCAGCTACTGGAGTACCACTGGTGTCTTTAAGTACAATAGTACCACCTTGTGCATGTTGAATCTGCAAAAAGCCCGAAGAAGTTACACTTGCACTTACATTTGCTACATTAGCGGCTGTAATATCAGCTGCTATGTTTGCAATTCCAGTTCCACTAACTACTACAGTTACTGCGGTTGAAAGTGTAGTGCTATTTGCAACACTAGCTTGGATAGTAAATGTCTCACTGGCAGTAAGGGGCGTTGCTGCATCTACTGTGCCAGTAACATCCATTATACCAGTTGACAACCTGCGGAATAATTTGTAAGTTACTGTGTCGTTTTCAGTAACATCAAACTGCATATAATAAGCACCAGCTAAAATTGCCTTGCCGCCTGTTGGGTCAAGGTTTTTACTTGCAGTGCGATCGTTTTCATAAAGTGGAACACTAACTGCTTCAAAATTTGAAGTTGTTGAGTTATAAACAGCAACATCAATAAGTGCGCCTAGGTTACTTGAAGTTGTTTTAATCCAATTACTTCCTGATGGACGTGGTACTGTATCTGTTGATTTAAATTCAGGAACAGTAAAGTGTGCGCTCTGTTGTATTAGTGGGCAAGCAAATGTTCCAGCTGTTAGTCCAGTATCCGTAAGTATTGATCCCGAAGCATTTGCAAGAACCAACTTGCCGTCTGCAACACTGTCTACACCTACTGCTAAACTAGTAGCATAAATTTCAATTTTGTTATTAACTGACGCGGCTGTAATACCTGTAATACTTGCATTATTAATACTTGTAGCAAGTTGTGCCGCTGTGCTACCGGCCATTGTTACCGTTGTTCCGTTAATAGTAATACTATTACCATTTGTTAATCCTGGGCTTGCTACTGTACCAGAAGTTGTTGGATGACTTACTTGCCAAGCTGCACTGCCAACTAGTACCCATGCATTACTACGGTTTTTGTAGTATAAAGGATTACTTGTGTTTGTTGCTACAATAGCATAAGCTCCGATTGCACCAATTGACGCTTTTGGAACTCCACTATCTAAGTCAGTAGTAGATGTAATAACTGTTGGAATTTTATTTGTAAATGTTCCAGCAGTTAAGCTCCATTCAAATACTCCCCAGCGGGTGTCAGTACCAGTGTCTAACCAAATAACACCATTAGCTGGATTACCAAGTGGTCTGCTAGTACTTGAAGATAGCTCAGCTAGGTCAACATCAGCACGAGTAACATATACTCTGTTGCTGGAACCTAACAGGCTGTAAGCAGCCATTAAACCAAATTCGTTAATTTCGTGACCATTAATTGGAGTGCCACTAGCAGTTTGGTAAAACAATGGATTACCAAATGTTGATACCAATTCTCTTTGACTACCAATTAAGAAAGTGCTTCCTGCATTTGCAGCAGTTGTTCCAGCGGCGGTACCTGTACCGGTTCCACTGGTCTTATCTTGAGCGGTTGCTACGATAATTGATGCTACTGTTCCAGGAACATTCGCAACATAGTTGCTTTCGTCAATTACTGTAACTTCTACGCCGGGGGAGGTTAATGCCATATTTTTGCTCATCCTTCATACAGAGTTTTGTTATCATATATTTATCAATAGTTACAGAAAACACCTGTTTACTGGGTAACCTTTAAAGGACCATTAGATTTACGCTGATAAGTAATAGTATGAGACCTGTATGTTCACAGTGCCAAACACAGCCAGCAGCCGTAAATTATCATCTAAACGATAAAATTTACTATCG